GGTCTTCCTGGTCCTCTATCATCTTGAATCAATCCTTCCTCTGCCGTTGGTAATCCACTTAGGTCAACTTCATCATCACCGGATTCCTTCGAATCGGGTTCATCACCCATAGATTCTTCACCAGGAGTTCCCGTGCCAGATTGTGCCTGTGGATCCTCACCCTGTTCTATAGATAACAATCTATATGCACGTTTTTTATCTTTGATCACTTGAACTCTATGTTCGTCAACTTCTGATTCGCTCATTCCAAAAACATGTTCGTATATCCAAGAACTTCCTATTAAATTAAGTTGTTGCATTTCTCCCGCAAGACGGATCTTCTCTTGCCATAATGCAATTTTTTCTTGTTCATAGATTGTCGATGGATTGGTCAGTTCAAGCGAAAAGTTAACCAATTCTTCGTCCGTATATCCTTGAGCATATAAATGAACAATAGCAATTTTAGTTAATTCAGAAATAACGATTCTTTGAATGCGTTCTATAGTGCGAGCAAAACGAACATCTTCAGCAGCAAGACTAGCTTTTCCCGATAAATGTTCTTCATATCCTAAGAATGCTCTAGGAATTTTTAATGAACCAATCATTTTATTACGTAAATATTCTACATCTTCTGTAGCGTTGAACGTTAGTCCACTTAATGTTTCTATTTGCGTACCACTATCACCACCCCTTACTGGCAAATAGAAATCTTCAAGAATATTCATCAAGTTAAATTTAAGATTATAGTCACCCGTATTGGAATCAATAAGAGGAGTATTTTTAACCTTACTAACTAATTTATTCATAAAATTATCAACTTCGCTCGGCGGTATATTTCCAATATCTACTTTAAATACCCGACGATCTGGAGCACGAACTAATCTATGAACTAACATAGCATCTTCCATTAATTGAACTTGCTTCCATACTCTGCGTGCCGGTTCTATCATAGCTTTACCATATGGAAGCCAATTAGAATCCGATAATAAACGAAAGTGAGCAATTTCAAAATTTTCAAACTTGTCTTTGGGCATTTGCGTTCCCATAGTTTGAAAATAAATTTCATATGGATTTTCTGGGTTTTCTCCTTCGATGCGAAGAGTATCATAAACTGATAATGGTAGCACATTTACGATACCAAATTTTTCTGTAATTTCCAAATAGAGGTAAAAATCACCATATTTACACATATTACGAACCCACGGCCATAAATTGAATTCAATATTTAAGATATCGTAAAATAAATTGTGTAAAATTTCTCTGATATTTTCGTTGGGACTTTCAATCACTAACGATTCACCAGCTTCAGAATGAACTGTAGTTTCATCTGAAAAAATATCAAGTGCACTAGCCACAATTGCATCATTATCCATAATATCATAATCTCTGAACAATTGTAGTCTTGCACCTTGGTATGCTAATGTATATTGACCACGTAATGCTGCAGATTGTCCTGCTCCTGAATGATGGACACGAGCATATCTATCATATAATTGACGATTCGTGAACGCCTGCATACGGTCGGTGTCGGCAACTTTTAGTTTTGTGCCTCCCACGTTTCTCACAATTACATTTGTTCCGAACAGTCTTTTTAATCTTTTTCGTAATGACTTATCTGCCATATTTCACCTCTGTTTTGAAACCTATTTATTTTCCATTTGGTCTAATCGAGTATAATAATCTGGTAATTCTTTCAAATGATCCAATGCTATCTTGATCAAGATTTTCTTTAAGCTTGTTTCTTTCGATGCAAATTTAATTGTATCAATGTGTTCTTTTTCAACTTCCATTCCCTTTTTTAGTTCATCAGGATCAACACCAAGTTTCTTTGCTACTAATGAAATACCATCTGAATCATCTTTTTCACTTTCGGCGTCGTCATTTTCTGTATGTGATCCACTAAAACTATGAGCTAACTTCAATAACTGGTTAATAGAAAGGTGAACTCTAATAACTTTGATTGGAAAATCCTTGTTATTTCCCTTAAGTATAAGCCATCTGTGATGTCCATCAAGCAAATATAACTCCTTAGAAACAATAAAATAATCTTCAGCGAACTTGAACACGTCCGGCTGCATTTGTTTTAATTTCTCTTTATTAGCGTTCGCCTGTAGGGGTTTGATAAGCTTAGCAGGAACTTTATGTGTAGATATAGAAACATTATGCTTACGTAAAGTTTGCAAGAACAATGCCATCTTATCTTTGGGAATTTGGGGAAGTGAATCTCGTGCAATCCCACTTCCTTTCTCAATGGGTTGTGTATTTTTTGTAGGCATCTTATCCTAACGTGACAGTGACATCATATCTATCAAGTGGGGTTTCATGCGGACCTGCTCCGGAAGCTGTCATTCGCCCATAAATCGTATCTTCTTTATCGCGATTGTTGATAAATTTAATTTCAAACTCCCAAATTTTTCTAACTGGAATATTATGTTTTTGGCCATCACTAAATGTAACGACTTCATGTTCATATTTATTAGATTCGGGGGTCCAATTTAATCCCAATTTTTCAAATTCCTTCCACATTTTTTGAATTGGTTGCCAATATTCATCATGAAAAAATCCTTTAGTAATAGAACTAATTTTTCCATGAATCCAATTTTTGGCATTTGTTTTACTTTTACCGTCAATTGGTGGAGAACCATGAGTATTTGTTGCACCATGTTGACCTAAAGGTTCCCCACCTTTCATAACAGTTTCTTTTTCAAGTAGTAAATCTTTGAGTTTAATCATTTTGTTCCCCAACGAAAATTAATATATATAAATAGTCTAATGTTATCCAATTAACCACCTCACGTCCTCTACTTGTGGTTCAATGGCGCCCGGTCCCATTGGAATCTGGTATGGGTCATGTCCCATCGGAGCCTGTGGTGTGTAAACTGTATCATATGTTGTTTTATGAGTAAAATGATCTAACGCAGTTTTAGTTATATCAATTCCTTGTTGTCGTAATTTCAAAGCTGTATCTCTTACCCACAACCCGATAGCTAAAGACATGACTAAATCATCATTATATCCCTGTAATGCTTCGGCTCTACTTCCTTTCCAAATAAATACTTCTAGTTCTTCAAATGTTCGTTGTGACCTAATAATAACTGAATTGTCTCTCATATATTCATCAAGTCTGGAAATAATTAAAGGTCTAGACCTTACCGATGTAGTAAATCCTGGTACTTTCGTTCGTTCGATGACTCTTCGTTTATGTTTTTTCTCTTGTGGTAAAGATTCGTCAATAAATCTCCAATCTTCTTCCATATAAAATAAATTTTTATATCCTCTATCAATAATTTCTTGAAGAACGGACCAACCGACATTAGCATTTTCTACCACCAATAATGCATCATTATATTCTGTTGCCATAGCTACTAACATAGCCCCAAATTCTTTAGTTCCAACCTCTCCTTTATATTCACAAACTTGAGTTACACTTTTTAAATCTATAACATGGAATGCAGATTTATCTCCCGCATCTCCACGTGCTACATCAGCTACAACTAAATAATCTCGTCCATAATTTGGAGCTTCCCATACCCAAATACCATTATCAAATCCACGTTTCCATTTAGGAACTTCTTCAAAATTCTGTCTATAGAATTGAATTAAATCACCATTAACAACTGTATTACCAGAAGATATAAAGTCAGCATCATGTTCTTGTCTGGCTTCCAACTCTCCCATAATACTTGTTTGATTATCTCTCCAAGATTGGTCACGTTCAGGATGAACTTGCCAATCAAGAAATATAGGAGTAAATCCGTTTGTTTCTTCGTTGGCAGCTACCCACGTTTTATGAAAGAAATTTCCCATTCCATTCGGCGTTGAAAGAACAATTGCCTTTCCACCTGTTGCTAAAGTTGACGCAGCTGCTGTCCAAATATCGTCAGCCAATGTAGTTGGTTCTATATGAGCTGCCTCATCCATAATAAGAAGTGATAACGCTTCAGAACGGCCAGATGATGGTGCGCTAGCAATTGCTTTAATCTGAGAACCGTTTTCAAATATCAAAGAAAGTTTATTATCTTCTTGACAAGTATTTCGTAACCAAATGGGCAAATTTTGATGCATTACTCTAACTTTAGTAACTAAATTTTTCGCTACATCTTGTTTAGTAGCAATAACAAGAATATTTTTATCACTATGAAACATCATTAACCATAAAGAATATCCTGCAGTTAATGTAGATAATCCAATCTGTCGCCCTTTATTAACTATTACTTTATCATCCTTTATAAAACTATTAATAGTATCTTCTTGATAATCATATAAATTAAAATGAATCTTGCCCTTTATTGGATGTTGAATTATCGCATACTTACGTAAAAAATATGCTGGGCTCTGGATGCATTTCTTATATTCCTTTTTTATGACTTTCCGAATATCGGCCGTTGCCATTAATTAGACCCCAACCATTTATTTAACGCAAACGATCCCGCCACTCCCGCAATTGCACCCACAATGAATGAAGTTTTTCTCGAAGGTAACGGAATAAACCCCAAAATCTTTTCTGAAGGAGGTGCTTCGGGGATTTGGAACACGATTGTTTGTAACGTATCCGCTCGGCGCGTTTCGCTTCGCAAACTAGTTTGCAACGACGTAATTGTTCCCAATCGTATAACATCTCTCAATTCCAAATCTGTAATTTGACTTCCTAATAATTCATTTTCTCTCATTAATATATCTATTTGTTCCCAATAACTAAATGATAATCTAATCCAAGGTTCTGCTTGGGGAGGTTCAGAAGACACCACCTCTTCTTCCGATTTACCACCTGTTAATGTTTCGAATGTTGAATCATTTCTAACCTCTATTTCCACTCTTGTTGTTCTTAACCGTTCTATTTGTATATTTCTATCTAGTAAAATTTCTGACATTAAAAATGAATGCATTATCATACTATCGACTACTAATTGTGCTGAATCTACAACCAACTGCAAACTATCAGCAAATTGTGTTGTTTGTTCTGCTGTTTGTTGGAAATCCTCATAATCTTGCCGCCACTGTCCTAATTTTCCTTCACTGGAAAAAGAATGTGCCAAACTAACTATCAAAAATAATGCTAAAATTGACAATGCCATTTTAGCTGACTTATTAAACTGGTTCCAAATATCAAGAACTTTCATTTTGTACCTTCTCTAATTCATCGAGTTGGGTTTGTAATAAATTTAATTCCACTTTTAAATCATCTTTTAATGGAACCATATTAACATCCCATTCCTCATATGAACCATCCATCATATGAATTTGTGGTTTCGCAACCATTGAAATATACTCTTCTACTTCCATAATCATTTCTTTTAGATAAGAAATTGCATTCGCTCTCATTATGCCAGCTTCATATTCTTCCCAATTTCCTTCCAATCTTATTTTTGCTTCTTCTTCGACAACACAACCATGACATTTACTACGCAAAATCCACATTCTATCGTCTGCTTTACCTCGCATAACTTTACCACACTCAGGACAAAACCAAGGATTTTTAGCACCACGAAATTTACTAATCGTCTGTCTTATTCCATTTTTAATGGTATAAACTCTATTGTCCTGTTCCCAAACCTCACCTTCCTCATGTTTTTCAATATGAGGAACAAACATGCTTACTTTAAGAGATTGATCTTTTTTCAAAACCTTTCCCATCTTCTGTCGTATTCCCGTCAACGCATTCATTCCTTCAGAGACATCTGAAGTTTTTCGTGTATTTTTAACAGTTTCTTCAATTGACGTGGAATTCTCCCACGGTTTGTATTCTGCCATATAACCTCCTAACTATAACTATCAATGTTTATTGCCTTTATCATCCATATCTGAAAAGGCCGAGGATCTGATTTGTGGGCGCAAAAAAACCTGTAATTTTGAAAATCTTGCCTTTATACGTCACCATTGCTCCTTCCGTGGGAACAATTTTATCCATTCCAATAGCATTTAACTTAATGAGTTGTTCTTTAAATCTAGAAATCTTTTTAATATCTGTAGTATTTCTCAATTCCTTAACCGATTTATCTATATCTTTCTTGAGTTGTTTAACGGAATCAAGAGGTGACATTGATAATAATCCACTAGCATTTTGTAATATTTCTGCTCCTAGTTGTAAAAATATCATTTCAAATGGTGCAATATTTTTCTTCAGTTGATCTAACTTACTACCTTTATCAAACCCTAAAACCCATGTCAAAAATTTAGAATGTTTAATTTCTTTCTTCATATCATTAACAGGAAAAGAACCCAATTCCTGAAATGCCCACCTTCTCACCAATTTCATAAATACACCATTGGGCATATTATATTTTAACTTTCTAGCATTATTAGTAATAAATAATTCCCACCACATTTGATGCCACATCATAACAGTATCATTATCCTTTAAACCAAATTGATTTTGAAGTTTAGTAACACGAGCCAAATAATGACTTTTTCGTTGAGAAAAATTCTTAACTTTTGGTATAGTAATTACTACCGGCCCTTTAAATTGAAATGTATTTTGAATATCTTGATTAATTTGTTTAATCATACCGGCCAAAATTCTTCCTTCACCACTACCTCCACCAATTTTATTTCCTGTTTCATCAACTTCAAAAGTATCATGAAACACAATTAAATTATGTCCATAAGGAATAACATTTTGGGTGGCTGGAAACATAATTTCCACCGACATCCACTTTGAACCAGCTGCAAATATTTTGTTCTTTTGCTTTTGAGTCAATCCAATAATTGCCTTTGTCAAATCATTCGCTGCTTCTGCAAATGCAGTAGTTAAATCACCTCTACCTGCAAACATTTGTTTAACATCGTTTGTACGCATTGCTTCTTTTCCATTATTCTTCATATGCGTTTTATTACGAGCAAAAACTACCCCCTTATCAGTATATGAAACTGAAATATTTTGACCGTCTAATTTTTCGGTGATGGGTGCTTCAACATCCAATTTTCCTTCCAGGCCCAACGATATAAATAATTTAAGATCGCCAAATGTTAGATCCATATCATCAAAAATATGTGCTGCATGTCCTGCAGCCCCACCTTCATTTAGTCTATTACGAAATTTTTCTACTAATACTCTACTAATCATAAGTCCCTCATTAGTCGGTTTGACTGTTCTGAATGTTGCAACTTTTCGGCCATTTATGGTAGGCATACCATGTTCATCTTTTCCAATTGATTTGACAACAACTTTCTTATTCTTAAACTTTCCCGTTAGAATCGTATCTCCAATTTCTACAGGAATATTTATACTTTCTTTTTTCATTGAACGCATAACGGCCTGGTGGGCTGGATGACTCTTATCATAAGATAAAGCAGTCTTAACAAGAATGAGTCGTTTCGTTTCAGGATTTAATATTTTCTTATTACCATATCGTTTTCCATGTTTAATTCTATCTTTACTATCTTGCGTATCTTGTTTTTCTTGTGACTCCATTTCCTTTCGAGCATTTTCTGCCTTAGTTGTTCCACCTACTACCAACTTAAAAATTTTAGGATCAAATTAAGCGTGGGAAATTTAACCCTTCAAAATTTTAT